GCCCGGTAGTAGGACATCTCTTGCAGGCCGAGCGGCCGCCAGATCATCGAGTGGACATGCACGTCCGGCAGCCCCAATGACCGGTCCTTGGCGAGCAGGGCGGTGATCGAGTAGTCGCCGGCCGGCTCCTGGTAGCGGAGCAGCGTGTTGATCCGACGGTCCTCGACCGCCGAGACGAGCACGACCAGGTCGAAGGTGACGGTGATCGTGTCGTTGGCGAGGTTGTCCAGCTCGACGCTGGGTGGCTCGGGGAACGCGACCGGCAGCTCGGTGGAGCCGGGCACGTACGGCTTGGCTCGCAGGTGCGGGATGGCCCTAAGCCGCTCGGCAAGGGCCTCGTAGAGCTGCTCGATCGTGGTCATGCGAGGGACACCCGCAGCATGTAGGGACGGAGCATCGCCACCACGTCAGGGTCGTCCCGGGTCGAGACGCGGATGTGGCCGAACTCGTTGCCGAACCCGGTGATCCCCTCGGGGGAGTGGCGGCGCTTCAACAACCGGGACGCCTGGATGAGACATGCCTCATGCACGGGTGCGGGGATGGTCTCCCACCCCCACCGGCCGGTGACCTCGACCAGCCCGGCGCGGCGAACCCTGCTGGGGAACCTGCGGGACCCCACCGCCCGGATCCGACGGATCGGCCGGTCCTCGGGTGTCGGCACCGAGGGATGGACTGCCTGCCAGTCGCCGGGCAACCAGATGGTCTCGTGGGTGCCGTCCGCGTCGTCATCGGTGGCGATCCCGGTGATCTCCCGGGCGTCGTCGATGCGCAGCTCCCACGGGGAGACGGCGTCGTACACCCGAGCCACCGGCGGGGCCTCGTCGTCCTCGGGTTCGCGGTAGAACCGCCGTCCGCAGACCGAGTCGATCCACCGGGACGCCGCGAGGATCTGCTGCTCGAGGACCTGGTCGAGGTCGCCGGTGTCCTCACCGAGCCAGTCCTTGAGCTGCTCGACCGTGGCGTACCCGGCGGTCATGTCAGGCCTCGGCGGTGTCCTTGGCCTTGCTCTTGGGCCGGCGGGTGGCGCGCTGCTCCCCCGGTGCGGCGGTGGCGGCCTCGACCTCGAGGTCGACGGTGAGCGGCTCGAACAGGTCCTCGCGGCCGACCATCACGGGGTGGCCCTGCCGGACGCGGGTGACGCCCTTGTGGAGCACGTACCGGACGCCGTCGATCTCGACAGCGAACGAGTCGCGGGGGACGAAGATGCCTGACATGGCGCCTCCTGAGGCGTGTGCGGCGAGGGAGGGGGTGGGAGCCCCCGACCGGGGGGCTGGCCGGGGGCTCCCGGAGTGGCGGATCAGGCCGCCTTGTGCAGGACCCTGAACGCGTTGTCGGTCAGGATCAGGCTGTTGTTGCGCCACACGGCGTAGATGCCGCGCTGGCCGGTCGGCCGCTGGTTGCTGCCGAACAGGTGCGGCACCAGCTCGACCGACATGCCGACACGATCGACGATCAGGAACTGGCTGAAGTCGCCGAACAGCAGGTACCGGTCGCCCACGTCCGGCGGTCCGCTCACCATCGTGCTGACCTCGTAAGCGGGGTAGCCGATGAGCTCGGGCGGCAGGCCGTCACCGAGCCGGACCCACAGGTCGGCACCGCCGGCGGTGTCGAACTGGCGGACCAGGTTGTAGATCGACCGGTTCGCGAGGAACGCGGCCCGGGCCCGGAATCGGGGCGGCAGGGCCTCCTCCAGGGTGTAGATGCTGGCGGAGGTGAACGTGTTCGCCGTGACGTTGGACCCGGAGCCGAGGGTGCCGATGACACCGTTGGCCTGGGTGCCGGTGCCGTTCCCGTTGACGAAGCTGTTCGCCTCCTCCTCGTCCTTGGCGTCGGCGAGCAGCCGGGTCATCTCCGCCCGCAGCCCCGCCCAGTCCTGATCGATCTCGATCGAGAACGGGACGAAGCCCTGGACACGCTGGGCCCGAACGGTGGGCTGCGCCAGGGTGGGGGCGTCGTCGCTGGCCTCGGTGCCCTCGGCGACACGGGACACGGTGATCCCGGCGGAGGTGACACCCTGCCACTCCTTGCCGACGATCTGCTCGACCCGGGCGATCTGCCGCAGCGGGTTGATCACACCGTTGCTGGTCAGGATCACGGTCGGGTCCAGCTGGAACGGCACGGCGAACCCGCCGGCGGAGTCGGTCCCCAGCGACAGGGCCCGCTGCTCCTCGGCGGTCAGCCCGATCGTTGACAGCTTGGCGAGCGCCTTGCCGAACGCCCGCTCGTAGAGCGGGCTGCCGGTGACGAGGATGCGCCGGGCGAGGCTGCCGGCCTCGTCGTCGACGAAGTTCAGCAGGTGCTCGACCTGGGTCTGGGCGTCCTCGCGGGTGTTGCGCACGATGCGACGGTCGGCGCCGCGGCGCTCGAGCACCGGGAAGCTGGCCCGCTCCACGGCACGCAGGGCGTTCTGCCGCAGCAGGCCGGCCAGATCGTCCAGCGACCGGGCTCGGCGGCGCAGCTCGGTGAGGTCGTAGATGTCCTCGGTGTACCGCGGCGACCGGGTGTGGCTCGTGCCGCCGGAGGGCTCGTAGGGGTCACGGGCGCCGGCCCGCTCGGTGTTGCCGTCGTTCTGGGCCATGCGGGCGAGACGCTCCTGTCGCCGGCGAGCGTCGGCGATGTGACGCTCGTGCTCGTCGTACTCGGCCTCGAGGCGGTCCCACTCGGAGCGGACGTCCTCGGGCAGTTCTGCGCCGTTGTGCTCGGCGTCGATCTCGGCGAGGCGAGCGCGGATCTCGGCCTGGCGGGCGACGCGCTCCTCGACCGTGAGAGTCGTGTTCTCCACTGTTCTCTCCTGTTGTGAAGGGGCTGGAGGATGGGTCGCAGCGTTCGGCTGCGGGTCGGGTGACACCTCGGCGTTCCCTGCGTCGGTGTCGGCGCCACCGCCACCCGCACTCCGCGTGTCGGGTCGCCCGGTGGGGATCTGGGCCGCACGGCAGGCGGCCTCGAACACAGACGGGTTCCGGGAGCGGAGCCCGTCGTAGAACTGGTCGGTGAGACTTCTCAGGCCCGCCGTGGCTTCGGGGTTGGCCGGGTAGGTCACGGGCCCGAACTCCATGAGCCGGACCTTGGTGATCGTGCGCTCGGGGAGCCCCTGGGGGTTGTGGTCGGACTTGCCGGGCTCGTCGTCCCATTCCTCGTCCTCGACCCGGAACCGGAACGACGAGCCGTACACGCCGGCCTGGAGGCCCTCGACGATCAGGTCCGGGACGCTGCGAAAAAGCGCGACGTCGTAGCGGGCGCCCCGCTCGTCCTCGGCGAGCTCGACGATGTCACCGAGCACCTGGTCGCCGAGCACGTCGTGCCCATGGTTGAACGTGACCTTCACGGATGGCAGATCGTCCCGAATCGTCTCCTTGAACGCTCCCGGGGCGATCCGCTCGAGGAACCGGCCCTCGAAGATCGAGTTGACCTCATACCAGGTGTTGAACACCGAGAAATGCCCGACCATGTGCAGCCGGCCGTCGCCGTCGCTGTCGGCGCGCAGCTCCGGTGCAGCTGCGGGGGGCAGGGCCCGGACCAGGTCGATCTGGGGAGCTTCCATCACTGACCTCCCGTCGCCGCCGGTTCCTCAGCGGCGGGCTCGTTGGCGTCACCGGTCCCGGGGGGCTGCAGCTGGACCGACAGCATCCCGGTGTGCTGCAGGACGCTCATGTCCTCGGTGACGACTGCTCGGATCGCGGACTCGGGGGTGAACCCGCCGTCGATCAGCTGCCGGATCGTCGAGGCTCGAATCTGCTCGATCTCGGCGGCGTCTTTCTCGTCCTCCCGCAGGAACGGCATGTCGGACGTGTCGAACCACAGCTCGGCGTCCGAGGGGACATCGACGATCGTCGCCAAGCTGGCGCAGATGTCCTGCAGGGTCGGATAGACCCACGAGTCGGCGAAGTTGCGGCGCGCCTGCGCATAGTTCCCGGCGTTCAATGCCGAGCCCTGCATGCCTTCGGCGATCGACAGCACCACCGCCGGCACACGGGACAGGTAGGCGATGCGGGTTTCGAAGCCTCCCTGGACCCCCTTGAGGTCGAGATCCTTCAGGTTCGACCCGACGACCGTCGCGTCAGCGCCAGCGCTCAAGTAGAGGGTCTTGTAGGCGTTGCGGACACCGTCGTGCTGGGAGGAGAGCATCTCGACGATCTCGGAGAACTGCTCCGGGTTCTCCGCCTGGATGCCCTTCACCACCAGGTTCGGGGTGGCGCCATGCTCGAAGAACTTGAGCTTGTGCTCGGTCACCACACGGTCACCGAGCGCTTCGCGCACCGCCGGGGTGAACCACGACATGCCGAGCCCCGGTGATTCCGGGTCGGGGATCGGCGCCCAGTGCGCCACCTGCTCCGGCAACAGCAGCTGCGGACGGCTGCTGCTGCCGGAACCGCCCTTCTGGTAGACGTAGCCGACCAGCTCGGCGTCGAGCTCGTGCACCGCATTCTGCGGATCGGTGCGTGACCCCCACACGATCGTGACCCAGTCGGGGCGCAGCACCCGCAGCCGGTCACGCTGCCGCAAAACGTAGGCGTTGCCGGCGAGACCGGCGTGCCACTCCATCCGGGTGAGCAGATCCCCCGTTGTCGCATTCGGCCACGGCCGCTCGAGCAGCGAGAGCGCCGTCGTGCCGAACCGCCGGCCCGGTGTCGGTGACCTCCTGTTGTTTCGGAAGATGAATCGTGCCTGTGAGATGACCAGCCCGCGGACCATCTGGGCGGCGAACGCCGGTGGGCATGCCCGCATCAGCGCCGCGTAGCCGGGCAGGTCGTGGGATGGGTCCTCGACGTTCGTGCCCGTCCAGGTCTGGCGCAGGATCGGATAATCGAGGCCCCCGAACCCAAACCATCCGGTGACCAAATCAAGGTAGTCGTCGAGGCTGAGGGACCGTTCCTGACGCTGCCGCCGATTAGCCCTGAGACGTGCCAGCAGGTTTGCCAATGCCCAGCACCTCCCAGTCGATCAGCAGACCTGCCGCAACAAGCACGATCCCGGAGACGATCAGCGCCCAGGGGCCGAGCAGCCAGGTCGCACCGGCGACGATCAGCGCTATCCCCGTCGTGACGACGGCGAGCGAGAGAATCAGGCCCACGCTGCGAAGAACGGGGTCGTGGCTTCGGGCGCGGGCATGGTCATCGCAGCCTCCAGGGCCAGGACCGCAGCGATCCCAGCATCGATCTTCCGGCCGTCATCGCCCTTGGTGAACACGTAGCGGGTGCGGCCGTCGGTCTCGTCGGCCTTCACGTGCGCCTTGCGGCGGGTCATGGCGAGCACATGCGAGGTGAGCAGCTGGTTCCCGTCATGCGAGAGGGTCTGCTCGGCAAGAGCCGAGTCGAACCGGTCGCACGCTGCGCTCATCCGCTTCGGCTGGTTCGTGTCGAAGAACAGGACGACCTCGTCACCGAACAGTTCCGCCCACCGCTCGATCTCGGTCTGCCATCGCGGGGGGTCACACAGCATCCGGCCGACGCTGTAGCGCTCGAAGACGGCTTCAACGGCGGCGTTGATCGACGACCGGGGCATCCGCCAGTCACGACCGGCGTCGGTGGGACGGAGCCAGATCGTCGGTCGGCCGTCCACCTCCGGGACGAACAGGTGCCCATCCTCGGTGCACGCCACCAGCGCCGTGGCGTCCTGGCTGATCGACCCGTCGAACCCGAGCCCGATCCGAGCCCCATCGGGCACGACGATGTCGAGCTGCTCGAGCGCCGCCCACAGCGCCGGATCAACCGCCTTACCGCCACCCTTCCGGTTCCAATTGAAGAAAAACCGCTCGGCGTCCTCCCGGGGCGTGTCCGGGTCCCGGATGTCCGCCACGATCCGATCAAGATCAACCCACCAGCTGTCGCCGTAGGCGACCCGCAGCGCCGCCTTCAGCTCCTCGTCGCTGGCGGTGTCGATGTCCACCGGCGGAGCCTCGACGGCATCATAGAACACCCCTGCGGTGCCCTGCTCCGCCGCCTTGTGGGTCGCCTCAGCGACCGACTGCTCCCCCGGCTCGAAACTGTTGGTTGTCTCGAACGTCCGCCCGTCCATCTTCGCCGTGTTCCGGCGCAACGTCCGAGCCAGCTTCACTCCCCCGTTCCGTGGGGTCCACAGGTGCGTCTCATCGAGAATCGCGTCGGTGATCGGCTGCCCCTCACGGGACCCCGCCGCCGCCGTCACCGGCTCCAGCTTCCCCCGCCGCTTTCCATCGCGCAGATAGCTGCGGGTCAACCCCACATCGATCCGCAGCGCATCCGCCGCCTTGCCGTCGTTCGCCGTCAGGAGCTCGTAGACGACGCTGTGGGTGTTCTCCGTCTGGTCCTCCGACACCGCGGCGATCTGGACCCACGCCGGAGGATCCCCAGCGGTCCCCCACGGGCGCCCCACCGGCTCCCCGTTGGCGTCCCAGCCGGCGAACCGCACGGGGCCCGCCAGACCCGCCAAGGCCAGCACCGCCGCCAACGGCGACTTCCCCCAGCCCTTCGACCGGCGGGAAGCGCCACGCCTGAAGACAAACCTCCCCGTCCTCGGGTCGATCGTGAACCAGTCGATGACGATCCGAGCCTGCTCGTCCGTCAGACGCAGCGGCTCATCGTGGTTACGAGGGCTCGGCAGGAACTCGTAGGACCACTCGAGGATCTCCCAACCGAGCGACGGCAACTCACCGTCGAACTCGGGACCCCGCCAAGGCACCTCAGTCGCTCACCGCCCGCAGATGCCCATACGCCGAGCGCCGCCTGGATGCCGGCTTCGGCGCCTCCACCTCCGGCGCATCATCCGGGCGCTTCCACCGGCGATCCTGCTGGCCCTTCGGCGTGATCCCATAGGTGTCCATCGCCAACCGCAACTCCGACGCCCGCTGGAACTCGCCCCGCTCCACCTGGTCCCAGAGCCGGATGACCTGGCGCAGCCCCGGCACATCCTCAGGTGTCCAATGCGCCGCGAACCACGCGTTGAACCAGATGTCCCACGTCTCACGAGCTGCCTTCGTCAACCGCGGCGGCGGCGCCGGGATCTCCCCATGCTGCCAACCCCGACCAGGGGCAACCTTCCACTCGTGAACCGGCTTCGACCGGGGATTGTGCCGCTCAGACGGATCCTTCGGGACAGGGCCACGACCAGCCATCAGACACCACCTCCGGCCACAACCACACAGCGTGGCGAGTTCTGGGGAAATCCGGGGCCGCCAGACCCCGACACAAGGCGAGAAGGG